CCCGAAGACCCCCATGCCGAAATCGAGGCATTCCCTGGGGTTGGGGAGTCCGGGGAGTCTGGGGAGTCTTTTTCCGACCCTTCTTTCATGCGCGTGTGCGCGCGTACACACATGGGGGTAGGGAAAAGACTCCCCAGACTCCCCAGACTCCCCACCGCGTTGATTTCACTCTGAGTTTCGGAGGGGAGTCTTTCCGACAAAGACTCCCCCGCAACGAAAAGACTCCCCGCGCCTGGCTTGGCTGGAGCTGGAGAGGGCGGCCTGGCGTCCACGCCTTCGTGGATCGGCTCCAGTCGCCATCGCTGTGCGCTGTGCTGGATGCCCCCGGAGCGCACTCGCACCATGCGATCGCTGATCCGGAATGCCCGGTCGCGGAGTTTCCGCAGGGCCATGCCGAAGGCCACCTTGAAGCCGTGGTCGGCCTTGGAGGCGATTGGCAGGGCCGGCTCGGCTGCCTGCGCAAAGCCAACCAGATCGGCGACGCTCACCTCGGCGCTGCCGAACCGATCCCACCAAGTCTCAATGAACCCACTCCAGGCCGGCCCTTCCTTGTCCGAGGCACGCATGGTCTCGTCCAGGTTGGCCAGAAAGCCACCGACGCCGGCGATGGCCAGGATGCCGCCGATGGTGTGCGCCCAGGACTCGAAGCTGCCGAGGCTGCGCTCGCCCTGTGGCCGACCGGCGACGATCCAGGCCCGGCATAGTGTGAGGCAGGCGGCGACGAGCGCGCCGCGATTGGCCTGCACCCAGCCCATCAGGTCGGGGTGGCGGAACCCCTCGCGGCGCCAGGGCTGGTCGGTTTGCGCGTCGAGCCGGATGCGGACCAAGCGTCGGGCAATCTCGTTGGAGAAGGACGGGTTGTTGCCAGTCGCGATCCAGGCGCAGCGCACCGGCAGGCGCGTCATTTCCGAGACGCCGAGGATGCGGTCCTCCCAGAATGGAGCGGTGAGTGCGGCAGCCAGTGCCGAGCTGTCGAGTTCGCGGCGCAGGTTGTCGATCAGCAGCAACGTGGGAAGTTGGCGCAGCTTGGCGGTCAACCGCTTGCGCCACTCGTCCTCGTCGCGTCCCTCCGCCATCACGGCCGCGCTGCTGCCGGTGAGGATCATCGCGACGGCGTCGACCATCAGCGTGGCGCCGGTGCCGGGCGTCGGCTTCTCGATCATGTGCAGCGGCGTCGGGCCTCCGATCATCGGCCGCACGAAGCCGAGCAGCAGCAGCGCGAGCACGTGGGCGCGCTCGGCTTCCCCGACGAACGGGAAGTCGCCGAGGAGGTCGTCGACCAGGAGCATGCGGGCGGCTGCGATCTCCTGTGGTGACGGGCAGTCCGGAACAGGCGGCAGCCGAAAGCCAGGCGCCGGGCAGTAGAGCAGCCTCGCGTCGGGGTGGTAGCCGGACTGAGTGAGCAACACGCCGCCGCGGCCAAACACCGGTGCCGTGACGATGCCGCCGAGCACGGGCAGCGCCGGGTCGGGCGTCGCCACCAGCGACTTCACGACTCCGCTGGGGGGCGGCGCCGGGACCAGTGTCTCGTTCGGGCCGGCGCGTCTCCAGTCAGCGAGACGGGCCAGCATGTGGCGCAGGCGCTCGTCGCGGACCGTGACCGTCATTGGCCTACCATCGTCGTCAGGCACGACCCAGGTCGGTTCGGCGCCGAGCCGGTACAGCCAGGGCGAAGCGTTGGAGGCGTGAACGACTCTCCAAGCGCGACGCGTGGCGCGGTCGAGATCACCCTCGTCGGCACGCAGCAACGGACGCTGTGCCGCGGGTTCCACGAAGCCCAATGGCTGATGGCGCCCGGTCTCGGATTCCGGCTGCGGCAACGGTGCCGGCGACAGCAGGGCGAGGCCTTGCCCGATCAGCGCCGCCACCGCCTCGGGCCCCGCAAGCAGCAGCACGTCGTTGATGTCCTGGCCTGGCTCGGCCGGCAACGTGATGGCGACGGCGCGCCCTTGGCCGCGCATGACCGTGGCCGCTGTCTCGGCGGCGCGCAGCCCGGCACCGGAAGCGTCGTGATCGGCCAGGATCAGCACGCGGCGCGCCTCGGGCGGGAGCCGCACCTGCTCGAGGCCTGACGTCGACAGTGCCGCCCAGACCGGCAGGTCAGGGCAGGCCATCATGGCGGCGAGCCCGGTCTCGATGCCCTCGCTGAGCGCCAGCAAGCCATCGCCGCGGATCGGGGCGAGCCGTACGGCGCCGCCGGCGATCCGGCCCAGCATCTTGCGCGCGCTGCCGATCGGTGCCTTGGCCACACGGTCGGGTTGATCTGGATCCGGAGCCAGGTAGATCCGCTGCAAGCCGATGATCTGGCCGGCCAGATCGCGGACCTTGCCGAGCAGCCCGTCGTAGCCGCGGCGGGTCTCCCGGTCGGTCAGGTCGGGGTGGTAGGCGAGGTCTGCCTGCGGGGGCGCGATGAGACCGCGGCCGCGGAGATACATCTCGGCAGGCGTGCCGGCGATTGCCCGCGCACGTTCCAGTACGAACGTGACCTCGGCCGACGTATCGCGCTCGGGCGTTGGCGGTGGCGGTGCCTGACGCTGTGGTGGCACAGCTGGCGACCACCCGACGAGTTCGGCTGCCTCAGCAAGCAACTCGCGGCCGGTGCGGTGGGCGCCTTGCTCAAGTGTGCTGAGCGGCCCGCCCCCCTGACCACCATCGAAGTCGTGCCAGTCGCCGGCGTGTTCGCCGCGCAGGGCAATGACACAGGAGCCCTGCTTGCGGGGTGGATCGCCCTGGATATTGGCGAGCCGCCAGGCGTCGCCATCGCGCTTGCCGTGGCGGAAGTAGTCCGGCACCCAGCGCTCGGCGGTTGCCCGAAGGCGGCCGACGATCTCTTCGATGTCATAGCGGATCGCGGCCGGCTCGGTCGCATTGAAGTCAATCAAGGATCACCAGCCCCCGCTCGGCGCGCGTGATGGCGGTGTAGAGCCAGCGGGCACGGTCATCGGCAGTGCGGCCGAGTCCGTCGTCGTAGACGATCACGTTCGGCCATGCGCTTCCCTGCGCCTTGTGGCAGGTGATCGCGTAGCCCCAGACGGTTTCGATCAGACCGCGCATATCGCGCCAATCGCGCCGCAGCCGGTCGGCGTCGAAGGCAATGTGGTCGTCGAAATGGCCCTTGTAGAAGCGCTGGCGCCCGCCGACGGTAGCACCGTCCTCGGTGGTGACGTTGGCTGTAAAGGCCAGATGATCCTCGCTCCGCACGTCGTCCAGCGTGACGAACATACCGTTGATGAGCCCGAGGTCGTGGCGGTTCTTGAGGCAGATGATCTTCTCGCCACGCCCCTCTGGATAGGCGCCTGGGAAGCCGGCCGTCTGCTTCATGGCTCCGTTCAGCTGCAGACGGGTGGCGTTGCGGCCGCAGATCACCTGGCCGCCGTTCAGCATCTGCTTCGGTGTGACCGCATGACGCGGCATCTTCCAGACCAGCGGATCGTGCTCGCCGTAAGGGATGGGTTGGTGTTGCCGGGCCATGGTGGCGAGGCGGACGATTGCACTCTCGCCGGCCTGACGATGGATCTCGGTCAGCATCACGTCCGGCGCCACGTCGGTGAATGCACCGGTGCCCTTGATCGGCGGCAGCTGGCCGGGATCGCCGAGCACCAGGATGGGCTTGCCGAAGGCCAGAAGATCGGCCGCCATCTCCGGCCCGACCATGGACACCTCGTCGAGCACGATGAGCTCGGCGTCGCGCACCATCGATTGATCGTTGAGGACGAATTGGGGCTGGTGGATGTCGGCGAGACGCAACTCAAGGCGCCGGATCTGCGTCGCCGCGAAGGCCCGCTCGGCGTGTCCCATCCGACCGAGGCCGCGGCGCAGATCAAACAGCTCCTTCTCGACGCGGTCGATCTCCTCCGGCGTCGCCTCCGAGACGCGATAGATCAGGCCGTGGATGGTGCACGCCGGCGTACCCTTGCGGGTCATCACCAGGGCGGCCTTGCCGGTGAACGCGGCAAACACCACACCCGGGCTGCAACTGTTGTCCCGGTGCATATGGCTGAGGCCAAGCGCCTCGATCACGTGGGCAACGATGGTGGACTTTCCGGTTCCCGCGTACCCGAACAGCCGAAAGACCTGTTGCAGGATGGTCCTGGTCTGGAACCACTGCACGATCTCGGTGATTGCAGCCGCCTGCTGCGGCGACGGGGTGAAGCTCACGCCGGCGCTTCCCAGCATCGCGTCGCGTAGGGGCAGAAGCGGCAGAGGTGGAAATCGGCGTGGGCAGCTACGCGAGGCGGCAGTTCGCCCGCCTCGGCGGCGCGGAGGATGTCCACTGCCCGATCCGAGAGGCGTTGCGCCTCGGCCGCATCGAATGGCACTGCCTCGTGAAAGAGGGCGAGCGTGTCGCGGTTCAGCGCGGTCAGCAGCGCCACGTCGAGGTCGAAGTAGGCCATATAGAGCTGCACCTGGGCGAAGTAGATCGGCTTGGAGACGCGCAGGCCGCGCTTCACCAAATCGCTCCAGGACTTGGTGTTCAGGGCCTTGTGCTCGAAGAGAGCAGGCCAACGGATGCCGACGTCCGGGCCGGCGACGATCACGCCATCGGCGTGGCCGCGGAGCCGGCCACCGGCGACGCTGAAGCCGAACTGCTCACCGTCGGCGCCGCGGTCCCGGAGGTCGAAGCCGGCCTGACGCAGCCAACGGATGGACAGCGCCTCGAACTGGTGGCCCGCATCGAACACGCGAAGAATGCGCGCGTCGAAGTCGCGGTCGCGGTCCTTGGGCGCGTGGGTGATCTCGTAGATCAGCTTCCGGGCACACGGCTCGCCGACGCGGCTGCCGCCCAGATAGTCGCGCGGTCGCTGCCGCGCATGTCGGTCGAGCAGCGCCGCGTCGACGTGACCATTGACGCGCGCCGTGGTGTCGGGGCTGGCGGTCTCGCACCCGTAAACGAATCCTGACTGGTGGTTCAGGTCCAGAAGCACCGAATGCCTCTCAAAATGGAATTGGGCTGTCCATCGGATCGCGCTGCGCTGCCTGCCGGCGCATCGAGTCCTGGAAACCGTCGATGCAGGACTCGATGATGCGGTCGATCTCCGCCGCGCTGCGGTCGTGGAACGGGGCCATGAGTCCGAGTTCGGTCAGAACTTCGGCGAAGTAACGCCGCGCATCCTTGACGGCTTGAGTTTCCATGGTGGTCTTGTCGATCACGCCGTTGCACCTCCGTGCCATGGCCGAACCGACCGCGAGACAACTGCCCGAGCAGAAGGCGTAGGTCGGGAAGCAGCCGAAACGGAGTTCGTGGGTGTAGCCGGGGCCGCGCGCCTCGCGCCCGCACAGCGCGCAGGTGTGGCGGCTAACGAGTTCCGCCGCTGTCGCCGTCGGCAGCGCGACGGTCGATCGCTCGGCCAGCCGTCGAGCGGAACTTGCCCGCCATCTCCTGCGCGCCATGCCGGCGTCCCATCCCTCGCGCTCAGCCGTTCAACCAAGAAGGGCCGCCCGCGGGGATCTGGGTGGGGGGAGGGGCGGCGGGCGCCGTCTTGGCCGGCGGGGCCCACAGCGGCGCCTGGGCGGGAGCGGTGGCAGCAGGTGGCGCCCATGCCGGTGCGGCGCTCGCTGGTGGCGGTACTGGCCGTGCCGTGCGCGTGCTGGGCTGTGCCGGCACCGGTTCGCCGTCCATGATGCGTCGCCACTCCGCCTCGGTCGGCAGCACCACGCGATCCAGCCGGTTGCTGTCGCCGTAACGGGGATCATTGGCCGGCTCGATCCTGAGCTTCGCCGCGAAGGTGATGCCCTGCAGGTCGGACAGGCCACGCAGCACACGCTTGGCCTTGGCCGCATCGCTCATGTCCTGCGGGTCGAGGCCGAGCGCGCTGTCGATCATCGCCCGGAAGACACCCTTGGAGATCTTCCAACCGATCGAGACGCCCTGCTCATCGACCTTGCCGCCGGCAACGGTGAACATCTGCCAGAACTTCCGCTTGGCATGAGGGCCGGCGACGACGGTGAACTCGCAGTCCAGCATCCGCACGTCGCTGCCCGGTGTCCTGGCCGCCTTGAGCAGGCCGCGATCGGCCTCTCCCTCGCCGTCGAGCCCGCCCGGACGGAGCGTCATGGAGACCTTCACGAAGCTGCCGTCGGGGATCAGGTCGGAGCCGCGCGGCAGCTCCGCGTCGTTCATATCAAAGGTCATGCTGGGTCAGCCTTTCGCGGGGGTGTTGATCTTGCTGAGCAGCGCACCGAGGTCGGGCGGCTCGGTCTCGTTGAGGCGGCCGGAGCGATCCTTGGCCGGCAGGCCGAAGGCATTGGCGGCGCGGCACACCAAGCGTCGTTCGATGCCGTGCTCAGGATCGTGCCGCCAGCCCTCGGCATCGGCGGTAAACAGCGCCATCGAGACGACCTGGTCGACGATCCCCGGCAACTCGCGGCCGGCCTTGCCGCCCTCCATCTGTGGCTGCCACGTCACACGTCCGAACTCGTCGGTGATGCGTTCCAGGATGCCGACCATGATCGTGGTCTTGCCCGGCGCGTGTTGCAGGTGCTTGAGCAGACCGATGGTTTCGCGGGCCAACAGGCCGTAGGCACCCCGGGTGTCGGGCTTGCCCGTCTTGTCGCTGAACGCCTCCGGCCGCGTCTTCGCCCAGGCCATGGCCTGGCGTGTCAGGTCCGTGATGCTGTCCACGAAGATCACCGACTTGCCGGCGATCAACCGCACCAGGTCTGAGTAGGCGGTGCACAGGTGCTGGTAGTGGCCCTCGGAGAAGAACCCGTTCGGATCCGCTGCCGGATTCACGCCGCCGATCAGGCAGGCGATGTCGATCGCGTCGGTGAAGGTGCGGACGGGGATGCTGTCGCCGCGCCAGCCCTGCACTGACTTGAGCCCGGCTTCCAGGTCAACGCAGAGCGTCTCGGCGTGCGGCAACGTGGTGAGCAGGTAGGTTTTTCCGACACCACTTGGGCCGAACAGCGCCATGGTGGTCTTGTTGGCCGCGCGCGACAGCCGCTCATCGGCGCTGACGATGCGGAGCGCCATCACCGGCCCTCCGCCGTGGGATTGAGGGACAGCTTGAATGTCGGCCGGCCGGTGCGGACCGTGCGCGCCGGCGCGAAGACCGTGCGGATGCGCTCGGGCCAGGCGGCGTAGGCGCGCTCTCCCACCTTGAAGCTGACCTCGACGTACTCGGCCGGATCCTCACCACCGGCGCGGATGCGCTCGACCAGCGTGGCAAGCTGCCGCTGATCCCATTCAACCTTCTTCGGAAGGTCCGACGTGACCTCGACGGCCCCGTCCTGGAACCGGACCGTGCCAGTGTCCTTGCCGGCCGCGGTGCGCGCCGCGACAGCACGCTGGTCGTAGCGGAGGGCGATCGCCGCCTCGATCCAGTCCGCCAGCCGCTTCGCGGCATCGAGTTCGTCGCGCGACATCGACTGCAGCAGAGCGAGATGTTCGGCGGGCAGCGCGATCACGTCTCGGACCGGCATGTGCCGGACGTCAGCAAGTGTCGGGTGATTCGAGCCAGTCTCCACCATTACGCGGCCTCCTTGAGTAAACGGGCGAGCAACTGGGGTTGTGCGCGGCGGGGACGGGGACGGGCAACGATCAGGTACTCGTAGTCTCCGTCGCCGTGCCGGCGCTGCAGCAGGTGCGCGAGCCCCGCATCGGCCAGCTTCCAGGCCCGGCCAGCCAGACGCATCAGCGCGACACGCTCGGGTTCCGGCAGAAGCTGCAACGCCGCCGCGGTGTCGCGAGCGAGGAAGCCGCGGTGATAGGGGATGCTCGCGCCCGGCACCGCGGTGCCGAGCCAGCGGCACAGCGCCTCTTCGGTCAGCGGTGGAGCGATCGCGATATCGGGGATACAGATGTCCATGATCACTCTTACTCACCCACATTGGAATCCGTATCAGGCGGCCGAGGAGATTCCGGCGGCGAGCAGTCGCAGGCGCATCTCGCGAATGCGCCGGTAAATGCGCATGCGCGGCATGGTCCGCTGCTCGCCGAGCTCGTGGGGGGTGTGCTCGGACAGTGCCGTGCACAGTGCATGATCCTTAGGGTCGATCGCCTCGGCGGCGCGCGCCACGTCGAGGCGCCGCTCCAGGGATGTCACGGCGTCGATCGGCTGCCCGCACCACGCGGCGTATCCATCACCCTCGGCAATCGTATCGGCGAGGGTCAGACCGTCCGTGCCCGGAACTACATCATCAAGGGACAGCAAATGTCGCGCCGCGCGCTCGCGCAGGACGCGGCGGGCAATCCGCGCCGCTTCGTGGCGGAAGCATAACCGTGCGAAGGCACCAAGCTCCGCCTTGCGGGGATCGAAGGCGGCGAACCGGGTGAGGAAGTCGACCAGCAGGTCCTGCCGAACATCATCGTATTCGTGGGGTGTCAAACGGAGACGGCGGCAGACGGTGCGGGCCTCCTCGGTGGCGAGGCGGTAGACCGGCGTGAGGTCGGGTAGCGCGGGAGAGCAGGCCATTGGCGGGGCGATCCATTTGATTGCGATGGACACAGCCTGCCCGCGTTGCCGGCGCGAAGCCTCTCGGCAACCTCCCGGAACCTCTCGGAAACCTCTCGGCCGGGATCAGTCGATGCGGATGCGCTCGCCCGGGATGTCCAGCCGGTATCCGTGCTTGCGCACGGTGACTATCAGCTTTGTTCCCTCCGACCGGGGAATGCCGGCGGCGTCACAGAGGGCCGTGCGAATGCGGTTGATCGACTTGTCGATCTGCTCGTCGCCGACCTGATCGGCCGCCTCCGAGCCCCCGGTCAGTTCCCTGTGAAGGTCGTCCCGCCGGGCCGCCGCGCCGCCATCATTGGCTTCCCGCACGAGAACGAACAGGACGCGGAAGTCCCGCGGCCCGAGTTGAACCGGCACGCCATGGAACGTGACAAGGAAGCCGAGGCGATTGAACGTGAGCAGTGGCGGGTCAGCACCGGGGACCGCGGTTTCGAACCTCGTTCGGTTGATGCGGATGGGCTGCGTCGGCTCTGACGGGAGGAATGCATCCTCCGGCAACACGACGCCGATGCCGCTCGCGGCAAGCGCCGCGCGCTCGGAAGCCGACGCGATCGCACCGATCAGGATGAAGCGAGCACCGGAGTCGAGCGCATTCAGGCGCTCAATCGTTCCAGGCCGACTTACCGCGGCCGAGGATGTTGCCAGCAGTGCGATGGGCCCCGCTTCAAGGCGACCAAGCCGCCAAAGGCAGGGCACCACCTCCTCTGGCTGATCCCGCAGGTCGAGTGCGCCTGCGATTTGACCGGCAAAACCCGCCAGCGACACCCGGTAGACGCGCAGCGTCTCCAGCGAGAGGGGGGTGTCGGAATCGGCGTTGACAGGACAGACGGCGATCGGCCTCCCGTCGTGCCAGCGAATTGCGCGCTCGGTCGCGCCACAGTCGCAGTTCGGGCAAGGGTCCCAGGTCGTGAGTGCTGGCTGCTGTTCCAGCACACCCTGTTCCAGCAGGCGGCGGATACCGCTTGCTGTACCGGGGGGCTCGTCGGTCACGCCGTGAAGCAGAACCGGCTCGCCGCCCTCAGTCAGCCGCAATAGCAATGCTGGGAGGTTCACGCTCACAGAGCATTCCGTTCATCCGGAGCAGGTCCATCACCCGGCGCTGATGCCGCTGACGCTGAAAGCTGAGGGTCGAGTCCGGCTTGATCTTGACGGCGATGGTCGGGGGGCGCGGCTTGTCCGACTTCAGCTCGATCTTCAGCACCAGGTACGCCAGGCGCCAGCCACCGTCGCCGTAGGCGATGTCGGGTCGACTGGCATGAAGTGCTGTCAGCGCGTGGCCGAACGGATCGCGGGCAATTAGCGAGAGTGCGACCTTCTGCGCACCCCGTGGACCGGCCATCATGCGGTTGACCTGCGCCTCGTAGATCATGACCTTGGCGATGCCGTCGTCATGGCCATGGCGAAACGCGAAGCTCCTGCCGGCCTGCTCGACGCGGTCCAAGGTGTAGAGGTGCCGAGCCGCCGGGGTGCTGAACAGTCCCGGACGCTCAAGGACGATCTCGGCAAAGGCCCGGGCCAGTGCCAGCCTGTTGCTCTTCGAGCATCCCCAGACCTTCAAACGGCCTTCCATTTCCGAATAGGCCAGGACGGCAGCATCGACCTCCTGGAAGCTCCGGATACGTCGGTGACCGTTCTCCAGCACTTCCGTGGTGGTCAGTGCCGCACCATGCCGAATCAAGATGTGCGCTTCATCGCCATCCGCGAACGTCACCGCCTCGCAGAATTCGCCCCGAAGATCAGCCTTGAAGATTTCACGAGCACGGGCGACCAGGTACTGAACGTGCTCGGGATCAAGATCCGCTGTGATGCCTTCGTCACTGGCGATGAACTCATCGACCGACGCGGGCTGCAGGAAGCTGAGCGCGTTTTCGGCTTCCTCGAAGACTTCTGCGAAGTGGACAAAGGCCAACAGGGCAAGATTGCGGGGATTGATCGTGGCCGCGGGCTCCGCCTGCACCAGTTCGACGCGGCGGCGGCGCGCTTCTTGGAGCAGCGCGTCCTGCCCCGCCGGCCGGCCGAGACGCTCGATGCGGTGCAGGTCGGCAGCGAGGGATTCCGGACAGGCGTTCTTCGGGGTGTAGAGAAGGTAGTGCGTGACGGCGGCGCGGCCCTGCTCGGGTGCGGTATCGAGCAAGGTGAGGTCGAGCTGATCCGCCGGGATCTTGTGGCGGAGGAAGAATTCCTTGAGCAGCCCGGCGTCGACCGTGCGCAGGAACCGCGGGCTGGCGAACCGCTGGAAGTCATCGTTCGGCATGGGAACCTTTGACGTTGTTCGCTCTATGTTCTACCCGCGCGAGCGGCTCCGAGTCGAATCGAATCTGACGCCGGCAGGTGGGTTTGAGTTGTTCGCGAACTGTTTGCCCTGCGCGGACATTCAGCCTCAGCTCCGGAAGCCTGAGGCGGATTCGCAGGACTCTTGTGTAACATGTTGACTCTGCTATGGTCTCGCCTACGCAGGAGGCGGCGCCATGGATGCAACCTACAACCTGAACGGCGGCTTCAAACCAACTACCAAAAGGTCCGCGGATCTTGATGGCCCGGATTTTTATCCGACGCCGCGATGGGCCACATTCGCGCTGATGGATAACGAGCCCTTTCAAGGTGAGATTTGGGAATGCGCGTGCGGTGACGGGGCCATGTCAAATGTGATCTCCGACGCTGGCTCGAAGGTAATTAGCTCAGACCTTTACGATCGCGGTTTTGGAGAAATCGGCCATAATTTCTTAACTACTCGACGCCGTCACTGCAATATCATTACCAACCCGCCCTTCAATAGCGCGGAAGGGTTTGTAGTCAGCGGACTACAGAGCGCGCAGCGTAAGTTCGCTCTTCTATTGCGCCTTGCCTTTCTTGAGGGGGCCAACCGAGCCAATACGATATTCCATCGCCACCCACCAAGCAGAGTGTGGGTATTTAGCGAGAGAATTACCTTCTACATGAAGGGAGTGCAGGCTGCCGGTAGTGGAACCACCGCTTACGCTTGGTATGTCTGGAACAAAGATCACTCCGGCCCAACAGAATTAGCTTGGTTTAAGCCCGGTTACAAAGCTCGCTTCCGTTGATGTCTACGGGGAGCGCGCGGCCCTCTCGCGCCCGGAATCAGTGATAGTGAAGCCGCGCCGGGATCGGCTGTATGTGGCGTAGCCATGGCACGTGAGGCCACCGCCCCCATTCCGGTGCGATACCAAGTTGCGCACCTTCTGGCTGAACTTGGTATCTGATCGGCCCTCCAAAATCTCCGCATCCTCGCCGGAGGGGGCAAATTCAGCCTCAAGGGCTGCGATAAGATCAGATGTGGATAGATATCCGTTTGGCGTTGCCGCCAGATGACGGAGTGCCGGTCCCACCAACTCGTGTTCCGCCACTCTGCCGCCACTAGTCGTTCGAGCCATACCATCCTCCCATTACGGGAAGGGTATGCTGAGCGCCGTTGCGCTCGGGAGTCAATATCGGACGCGCGGCATCCGCGGGCGGCTCGATCTCCCGTTGTGACCCGGATGATACGGATCGGCCAGACGCTGCGTAAATGGAGAGGGTGGCGAACAACCCCTCGGTTTTAGGTAACGTGCATCTACTACCGCACCTCCGCGAGGTCTGCGCCATCCTGGCCCGCGGCCTGGTGCGGCTCCACAGCCGCGCTGCCGAACAAGCCGCCCGACCGGCCGTGGACCATGGAGAACGTCTCCTCGACTTCCCGCCCAACCAACGCGGTCATGCGAAACCGATACGGAGAAAGGCATGACCCGAACCACGAAGACCACCCGCGCCGCCGCCCGTCCTCCGGCGCCGGCCGTTATCGCCGCCATCCCGGCGGACACCGTGCTGTCGCGGCTCGCCGCCCTGAAGACGACCGCCACGGCGGACCTGAAGCAGCAGTGGCGCGATCTGTTCGGCGCTGAGCCGCCCCCGTACAACCGCCGCTTCCTGGAAAGCCGGCTGGCCTACCGAATCCAGGAACTGGCCTACGGCGGGCTGAAGCCGGAGACGATTGAGCGGCTCGAAGCTCTTGGGGAACAGCTGGACGGCGGCAACCCGGTGCTGCGGCGCATCCGCCACGATGACAAGCCGATCGTCGGCACGCGGCTGATCCGCGAGTGGCAGGGGGTCGAGCACTGCGTGACCGTGCTGCGCGACGGCTACGAATGGGAGGGGCGCCCATACAAGTCCTTGTCCGCCATCGCCCGCGCGATCGCTGGCACGCGCTGGAATGGCTGGGTGTTCTTCGGGCTGCAGAAAAACCGGAGGCGGGCATGAAGCGGAAGACCTCGCCGGCCGAGAAAGGCATCATGCCGGCCACGGTGCGGAAGCTACGCTGCGCGGTCTACACCCGGAAGTCCACCGAGGAGGGCCTGGACAAGGAGTTCAACAGTCTCGACGCCCAGCGCGAGGCGTGCGAGGCGTACGTCGCCAGCCAGCGTGCGGAAGGCTGGCTGCTGCTCCGCGATCGCTATGACGACGGCGGCTTCTCCGGTGGCACGCTGGAACGGCCGGCCCTGCGGCGGCTTCTGGCCGACATCGAGCGCGGCGGGGTGGACGTGGTGGTCGTGTACAAGATCGACCGCCTCAGCCGATCACTGATGGACTTCGCCAAGCTGGTTGAGGTGTTCGACGCCCACGACGTCACCTTCGTGTCGGTGACGCAGGCCTTCAACACCACGACGTCCATGGGCCGGCTGACCCTCAACATCCTGCTCAGCTTCGCCCAGTTCGAGCGGGAGGTGATCGGCGAGCGGATCCGCGACAAGTTCGCAGCCTCTCGCGCCCGCGGGATGTGGATGGGGGGATGGGCCCCGCTCGGCTACGACGTGCGCGACCGGAAGCTGGTGGTGAACGCCGCCGAGGCCGCAAGGGTGCGCCGGATCTTCGAGGGGTTCGCCGAGATCGGGTCCGGCACCAAGCTCCTCCGCGCTCTGCGCGACGAGGGCATCGTCACGAAGCGCGGCCGCCCGTTCACGACCGGCGACATCTACAAGCTGATCTCCAACCGGATCTACCTGGGCGAGGCGGTGCACAAGGGCACGTCTCACCCCGGGGAGCACGCCGCCATTGTTCCCCAGGTGCTATGGGACCGCGCCCACGCCATCCTGAAGGAGAGCCCCAGGGTCCGGGCTGCTCGCACTCGGAACCAGACGCCGGCGCTGCTCCGCGGGCTGATTTTCGGGCCGGACGGCCGGGCCATGTCCCCGACCCACACCACGCAGCGCGGCCGGCAATACCGCTACTACGTGAGCCAGTTGGTGTTGAAGGGGAACAAGGACGAGTCGCCGCTGCGGCGAATCCCGGCGGGGGACATCGAGGCCGTGGTGGTTGACCAGGTGCGCGCGCTGCTGCGCCAGCCGGAGATCGTGGTCGGCACCTGGCGCGCCGCCCGGGCGGAAGCCCCCGCCCTCACGGAAGCCGAGACACGCGCCGCCCTGGAGCGGCTGGACCCTCTGTGGGATGAGCTGTTCCCGGCCGAGCAGGCGCGGATTGTCCAGTCCCTGGTCGAGCGCGTCGACATCAGCCCGAACGGTGCCGACGTCCGGCTGCGGACAGACGGTCTGGCCAGCCTGGCCCATGACCTCCGCGACAGCGGCGGCGAGTCGGGAAGGGTGGCGGCATGAGCACGATCACCGTCAGAGTGCCCTTCACCGTCCGGCAGCGCGGCGGGAGGAAGGTGGTCATCGCGCCGGAGGGGGTGGGGTGGGCTCCGCCGCGGACCCAGGTGGACAGCACGCTGGTGAAGGCGCTGGCACGGGCGTTCCGGTGGCAGCGTATGCTGGAGGAGGGGCGGTACGGGACAGTGAAAGAGCTGGCGGCCGTTGAGAAGGTGAACCTGTCCTACTTGTGCCGGGTGCTGCGGCTGACACTGCTGGCGCCGGACATCGTCTTGGGGATCCTCGATGGGCGGGCACCGGCGGAAGTTACCTTGCCGCGATTGCTTGAACCGTGGCCCGAGGAGTGGGAGGACCAGCGGATCGCGTGCCGCAGCAAGCCCGTCGCCGTCAGGTAGGCCCCAGCGCCCTCCACGCCCATGCCAGCCGAACGTTGACCTGCGGGCCGCTGAGCCGCCCCCGGGGGCCTGGTGCGCCAAAAGGGCGCGCCTGTCCGCCTCGCCGGATTTCGAAGCCCGGGGCGCGAGGCAAGCACCCGTCGCGTGGTCAGGCCGGCGACGGCGCGGAAGATATCACGACGACTCGGCATGCCCGATCATGCAACGACCTGTCCCAGCGTGGGATGCACGCCCGCACCAGCGGTGGCCTGCAATGCAGCGCACCATGGCGAAACGAGCCGTGAGGTGGCATCATTGCCAAATGCCCTCCGCCGTCATCGACAACCCGATCCTGAACAGCCCGTTCGCCGAACCGGGCCAGCATTGGTTCCTGGATGAGAACGGCATTCCCACCGGCATCGTCACCCCTGGGCGCCGCCGCAGCGAGTTCGTGGTCCCGGTCCCCCCGCCGAAACACAAGGTGAAAGCGCAAGCTTCGCTCGCGCTCGACGACGACTACGGCGCCCGCAAGCCCAACGACTACATCAACACGATCCGCGAACGGGTGGCGGCTTGGCGTGCCCTGGGCGACGCCGGTCTCGACCGCACGGTCACCCCAGTCACTGCCCGCCTGCTGCGCCACTGGCGGGACAAGGAGCGCACCCGGCCTCTGTTCTTCTGCCAGATCGAGGCCGCGGAAACCGCCATCTGGCTCGCCGAGGTCGCGCCCAGGGACGAACGGGACCGGCTGTTGGCCCTGAACGCCGAGGCCAACCCCGGCCTGTTCCGCATCGCCCTCAAACTCGCCACGGGTGCCGGCAAGACCACGGTCATGGCCATGCTGATCGCCTGGCAGGCCCTGAACGCCGCCGCGCGCGGCCGCGGCAGTCGCAGCTTCACCGACGCCTTCCTGGTGATCGCGCCCGGCATCACCGTCCGCGATCGGCTGCGCGTGCTGCTGCCCGCCGACCCGAACAACACCTACGTGCTGCACGACGTCGTGCCGCGCGAAATGCGCGACGATCTGCAGCGCGCCCGCGTGGTCATCACCAACTATCACGTCTTCAAGCGCCGCGACACTCTGGAAGCCCCGAAGCTGGTGAAGGAAGTGCTGGGCGGACGCGCGGGCCCGGTGGAGACCATCGAGACCGAAGGCCAGATGATCCAGCGCGTCTGCCGCGAGCTGCTTGGCCGCAAGCGCATCGTCGTGCTGAACGACGAGGCGCACCACTGCTATCGCCAGCGCGTCGACACCAAGGGCGAGAAGCTGGACACCGAAGGCAAGGCCGAGGCCAAGCGCAACAACGCCGCCGCCCGCCTCTGGATCAGCGGCATCGAATCATTGCAGCGCGTGATTGGCCAGAAGCGTGCCGGCGAACAAGTGCAGGTCTACGACCTCTCCGCCACCCCGTTCTTCCTGCGCGGCTCCGGCTACGAGGAAGGCCGGTTGTTCCCCTGGGTGGTGTCCGACTTCTCGCTGATCGACGCCATCGAGTGCGGCATCGTCAAGACGCCGCGCGTGCCCGTGCACGACGTGCCGGGTGCCGCCGAGCCGATGTACCGCAACCTCTACAAGTGGATCCAGACCCGCGGCGAGGTGAAGCTGCCGATGGCGGGCCGTGCCAGGCAGGAGACCGCGCTCGATCCCGAGAAGCTGCCGAGCCAGCTCACCGGCGCGCTCACCGCACTCTACGGGCATTACGAGAAGGTGTTCGGCGAGTGGAAGGGTAAGCAAGGCCCCACCCCGCCGGTGTTCATCGTGGTATGCAACAACACCGCGACCTCCAAGCTGGTCTATGACTGGATCGCCGGCTACGAGAAGACCGAATCACTTTCTGCCGGCGAGAGCCGCACGGTTCTGGTGCCGGGCAAGCTGCGGCTGTTTTCCAACATCGACGGGTCCGGCCTCGATGACCGCGCGCGCGCCGGCCGGCCCCGCACGGTGCTGATCGACAGCGAGGAACTGGAATCGGGCGAGGCGCTGTCCGACGCCTTCCGCAAGCTCGCCGCGCCCGAAATCGAGGCCTTCAAGCGCGACCTGCGCGCTCGCGGCCGCCATGCCGAGGCCGAGCAGCTCATCGATTCCGACCTGCTGCGCGAGGTGATGAACACGGTCGGCCAGCAGGGCAGGCTTGGCGAGCAGGTGCGCTGCGTCGTCTCCGTCTCCATGCTCACCGAGGGCTGGGACGCGCGCACGGTGAAGCACGTGGTGGGCGTGCGCGCCTTCGGGACCCAGCTTCTGTGTGAGCAGGTGATCGGCCGGGCGCTGCGCCGCGTCTCCTATGACCCTTCCGGCACCGACAGCGCCGGCAATGCGATGTTCGAGCCCGAATACGCCGACATCCTGGGCATCCCGTTCTCGTTCGTGCCGGCCAACTCCGCCGCCGACTACCGCCCGCCCAAGAAGACCACGCAGGTGCACGCGGTACCCGGGCGCGAGGCACGGGAGATCCGCTTTCCCCGTGTGCTCGGCTATCGCACCGTGCTGCCGCCCGGCCGACTCACCGCGCGCTTCACGCCCGAAAGCCGGTTGCAGATCACGCCGGAGGACGCGCCGTACTCTGCCCTCAATGCCGCCATCGTCGGGCCGGAAGTGGAACTCACGCTCGAACAGTTGCGCGCGCAGCGGCTCGCCACCATCGAGTTCCATCTGGCCGGCCATGCGCTCCGCACCTGGTTCCGCGACCAGGACGACAACCTCAAGCCCTGGCTGTTCCCCTCGCTGCTCGCCATCACGCGGCGCTGGATGAACGAGTGCCTGGATTGCCGGGGCGACACGGTGCCGGGCTACCTGCTCTGGCGACCGCTCGGCGACAAGGCGGCGGAGCGCATCCACCGCGCCTGCGCTGAAGCCGCCGCGGGCGCCGGTACGCTGCGCCCGATCATGGACCCCTACACCGCCACCGGCAGCACGCGCTTCGTGAATTTCCCGACGACAAAGACGAACTTGTGGACCACCCGCGCCGACCGCTGCGAGGTGAACCTGGTGGTGTGCGACAGCGACTGGGAAGCCGCCTGTGCACAGGTGCTGGATGCGATGCCGGAAGTGCTGCGCTACGCCAAGAACGACCACCTCGGCTTCGAAATCCCTTACGTCCATGCCGGTCAGGAGCACCGCTACCGGCCGGACTTCATCGCTGTGCTGGAAGACGGGTTCGGGCCGGATGATCCGCTGCACCTCATCCTGGAAGTGAAGGGGCGGCGCGACGCGCAGGACGACGCCAAACACGACACCGCCCGCGCGCTGTGGGTGCCGGCGGTGAACGCCGCCGCGCGCCACGGCCGCTGGGACTTCCTGCGACTGGACGGCCCCTACGACACCGCCGAGGCGATCCGCGCCCATCTGGGCGAGGCCCTCCGCCGCCACCTTGCCGCGCGCGCCGCCGGTGCGGTCCGCGCCGCCTGACCGGAAGCCCATCCGCCATGTCAAAGAAACCTGCCCCCGCCGCCGCGGCCACCGAGCTCGAGGCGCTGCGCCATCCGGCGGACGTGACCCGCCCGAACATCCCGACCGCCGAGACCTCGGCCTACATGCAGGAAGCCGAGGTGGCCGCGCCGCCGAAACTCTATCCGCGTAATCCCGACCTCGACCCGCAGCTTGTCTGGCGCGGTAAGGACGCGCTGGACGCCGAGCCGCTGAATGTGCCGGCGGTGCCGATCTACATTCAGGAGAAAGTGCTGCCGGAGGCACTGATCCGCGACCTCCGCCGCCAGTCGCAGGACGGCGTGGCGCCGCAGGCCGACCTGTTCGGCGACTTCGACCGCATCACAGATCAGGAGGACCGGCTGGAGTTCTACCGGCACGCCGAGAACTGGTCGAACCGGATGATCCTCGGCGACTCGCTGCTGGTGATGAATTCGCTGGCCGAGAAGGAGGGACTGCGCGGGCAGGTAAAGATGATCTACCTGGATCCGCCCTATGGCATCCGCTTTGGCTCGAACTGGCAGCCCACAACGAAAAAGCGCCAAGTTGAAGACGGTAAGTTGGAAGATATCAGTCGCGAGCCCGAGCAGGTTAAGGCGTTTCGCGATACATGGAAGGACGGTGTTCATAGTTACTTGAGTTATCTTC